TGGTATGGGACAAAAACAAGGACCACAAATACCATCACAAGGTTTTTATAATATGCCAGGCATGGGCGGAGGATTGTTAGGCGGTGGCGCACCAATCGGACAATCGGCTTTTGACTATGCTAGATCAATTGCTGGCGGTATGCCATTTGAACAAGTAGTACAACCAGGCAGAGAGTTCTCACTAGAATCACCAATGGGGGAACCAGTTGCACCACAAGCGCAAGTACCAGCCGCACCAGTCACAAAACTTTTCTCTGGAGTAGATGCAAGTATTGGTGGCTATCGTGGTCCAACACCAGGTGTTTTCGATCCATTCAGAGATGGTATAAGAATAACAGAAGATTGGGACAGAATAAGTGGTGATTTTAGACCGACAGAAATAAGAGGTCCAGGTGGAGATATATTCGGTGGTCCATTAGGTCCTGAAGATCTTGCAGGCAAATCAGATTCAGCTTTAGAGCAAAAAAATATGTTAGACCTTCTAGTGCAAGGTTCTAAAGCACCACAATTTAATCCATTCAGAGATGGTATAAGAATAACAGAAGATTGGGACAGAATAGCTGGTGGTCCTCAGATTCCACAAGAACCTTTAAATAGATTAGCAGACTTATTTGGTATAAGAGATAAACAAGAAGACGATGGTGTTTATGTTGGTGGCTCAAAAGATTTTAGAGAATACGATCCATTAAAAGATCCATTTCAGGGTATAGCTGGCAGACCAGCACCAATAGATCCATTTAGAGAAGGTATCAGACCAACCGAAATCTTTGGTCCTGGTGGTGAGATTATAGGGCCTGCGGGTAGAATGTCTGACGTGCAACCAAGATCGGATCAAGAAATTATTGATTTAATCGAAGGTAGATTGGGCGAATATCAGCCTGTAATACCACAACCAGATTTAAGTGGTTTTGCTCGTTTATCAGATATACCATCTTTTACACCAAGAACAGACGAAGAAATTAGAGGTTTAATTAGCGAAGGTATTGCTGGTATTCCAACCCCAGCGCAGTTTGATCCATCAGGGCTACAAAGAAGGTTAGCTGAATTAGAGGGTAGAAAAATACCTCAATTCGATCCATCAGAACTACAAAGAAGATTGGCTGCATTAGAAGGTAGAGAAATATCTGAGTTTGATCCATCAGGAATATTATCAAGATTATCTGCCCTAGAAGCTCAAGGCGAACCACGCTACAAACAACCAGGCACAGAAAAAGACATATTGCCACCAAGATCACCACTTGGAAAATTATCTCTTTTTGGTTAAACTTAATCAAAAGGGAAATCTAAATGAGTGAAGAAAACCATATCGCAAACGCACAAGAAGCAGAAAACATTTTAAACAGCGATGTTTTTAAATTGGCTTTAGCAAACCTAAAACAAGAGTATATTCAACATTGGTTAAACAATAGAAATATAGACGATGTGAGTATGCGTGAAGATTTACATAAAGCAATCTTACTATTACCAGAAATAGAACGTCATTTAAGAATAATTGTCGATAAAGGCAAACTTACCAAATTCCAAGCCGATAGGCTTAAAAAAGTCAAATAGCCTTACATAAACAATATTTATAGTTTAAAATTAATACAACCTATATAAGGAGTTTATATGGCAACAACGGATAAACCGATTGCACTACAAACAGATATGCAAAAGACTACTACATCTTTTGAAAGTTTCTTAACTCCCGAAGAAGCGCAAGCTGTTGAGGAGCAATTAGAAGCCCAAGAAGAAGTCGTAGAGGAAGAAGAGCTTGAAGAGATTGCAGAATCTCTTGAAGATGAAGAAGAAGTTGAAGAACTTGAAGAAGAAGAAATTGAAGAGGAAGTAGAGCAACCTCAACTTTACACAATTAAAGTTGATGGTGTAGAACAAGAGGTCACGCTCGAAGAACTCCAAAATGGATATTCAAGGCAGCAAGACTATACGAGAAAAACTCAAGAACTGTCACAACAACGCAGGTTGATTGAGCAACAGCAAGCTGAGTTATCTCAAAGAGATGCAGTTTATTCTCAATTGCTTCCTAAGATGGAAGCACAACTGAAAGGTGAATTAGAGAATGAACCGAATTGGCAACAGCTAAGTGAAGATGATCCAATCGCATACGTTAGAGAAAAACAAGTATGGGATCAGAAGAAAGAAAAGTTGCAAGCTGTACAAGCTGAACAACAAAGAATCCAACAGGAAGCTTTGGTTCAGCAACAACAACAGATTGCACAAGTTGTTCAATATGGACAACAAAAACTTCTGGAACTTATACCTGAATGGTCTGACGAGAAGATTGCTAGCAAAGAAAAAGCTGCAATCAGAGATTATGGGATAAACACTTTGGGTTACACTCCAGAGGAAATGGATTCAGTTTACGATTACAGAGCTTTGCTTGGTTTACGATCTGCATGGTTACAAAGCCAAAACGCAGAAGCCGTAAAGAAAAAACCAACGCAGAAAGCACCTGTAAGAGCAGGAAAGCCAGGTTCATCAACTAGGAAGCCATCTCGGTCAGCCGAGAAAAAATTGCGTCAAAAATTAAAGCAGACTGGGAAATCTCAGGATGCAGCAAAATTATTTGAACAGCTATTAAAATAAGGAGAAGAAATGGCTAAAGTAACTAACGCTTTCGATACATATAGCGCTACTGCTGATAGAGAGGATTTGAGTAATATTATTTACAACATTTCCCCTATGCAAACTCCATTTATGAGTTCTATCGGCACTAGAAATGTAAGTAATGTGGTATTTGATTGGCAAACAGAATCATTACCAACACCTGTCGCAACTGGTGAATTAGAAGGTTTCGAACTTTCCAGATCAGCAGCTACTGCTACTGTGAGAAAAAGTAACGTTTGCATGATCTCAAAAAGAGATGCAACAGTTTCTGGTTCTCAAGAGAGTTCAGATCCAGCAGGTAAGAGATCAGAAATGGCTCATCAACTTGCTATTATGTCTAAAGCACTAAAAAGAGATATGGAAGAAGCTCTTTGTCAAAAAGGAGCTAAAGCTACAGGTAGCGCATCAGTCGCTAGAGTAACTGGTGGTTTCGAAAACTGGATTGAGTCAAACAAATCCAGAGGAACTGGCGGTGCTGACGGTGGTGATGGAGCTGCTGTAACAGACGGTACTCAAAGAGCATTATCAGAAGATTTGCTTAAAGATGTACTAGAACTTGCTTTCCAAAATGGCGGTGAGCCATCAATAGCTATTTGTGGACCATTTAACAAACAAGTTATTTCAGGTTTCACAGGTAGATCACAAGCAAGACAGTTTGTTGATGCAAACACTGTAGAAGCATCTGTATCAATCTATTCATCTGATTTTGGTGAGTTACAAATCTTACCATCAAACAGATCAAGAGAGAGATCTCTATTATTGGTTGATCCAGAATATGCAAAAGTAGCATATCTAAGAAACTTCCAGACTGTTGATATTGCAACAATTGGTGATGCAGAAACCAAAATGATTGTAGTTGAGTACGGCTTAGAAGTATCTAACGAAGCTGCACACGGTGTTGTCGCAGACTTAAGTGTATCTTAATGATATAAACGGGTGGGCTTAGTCCCACCCACCTTTTATGGCTAGACGAACATTAATAGATCATAAATCAGGTTACAAACATGAATTTGTAACCGAAGACGATAAAGTTATTTATCACACCCAACAAGACGTGCAACCAACATTGGAGTACGTTAAAAATTTATCAGACACTTTAAAACCAGGGAAAGATTTACGACACGTTGCTGAAGTTCCTATGGTAATATATCAGAGAGCCATGCGAGAAGGTTGGGCTAAAGATCAGAAGGCATGGAAAAAATGGTTGAACAATCCAGATAATAAATTGTTCAGAACTTGGAAAGGCAGAGTATGACATATTCAGAACTTAAAACTAACATAGCATCATTTCTTAATAGATCGGATTTAGACAGTCAGTTGGATTTATTTATTGACCAAACAGAAGCCGAACTCAATAGAAGATTAAGAACCAAAGAAATGATTAAAAGAGCTACAGCAACTGCTGATAGCCAATATATGTCTTTACCAACCGATTGGTTAGAAATTATTAATGTTGAAATTACATCAAATGACTTCAGACCTTTATTTCAACAATCACTAGAATCATTAGATGTTTACAGAAGAGCCAACGATAATGTCGTTGGTCAGCCAGTTTATTTTGCTGTTATGGACGATGCTTTAGAACTAGCACCAACTCCAGACATTGAATATACCTTACAACTTACTTATTACGAGAAAGTCCCAGCATTATCGGATGCCAACACATCTAACTTTGTGTCCAATAACAATCCAGACGTTTATCTGTATGGTGCATTAAAGCACGCTTCTATCTTCTTAATGGAAGATGAAAGGGTTGGTTTATTCAATGCACAGTTTGAAAAAGCATTGGAAGAAATGAGATTGGCTCAAGAGAAGGCAGAATTTGGCAAAGGATCGCTAATGCAACGCAGAAGGACTTACGGAAAAGCAAAAAAGAATATATACTATTTTAATAATAACTAGGACAAATTATGGCAGGATTTTCAGACTATTTAGAACTTGAAGTATTAGACCACGTTTTTGGTGGTGCATCTTTTACAGCACCATCAACAATCTATGTGGCTCTTTATACTGTTGCACCAGACGATACAGGTGGTGGTACAGAAGTTTCTGGCGGTGGCTATGTACGTCAATCAATGGCATTTGGCACGGCAGCTAGTGGATCTATCAGCAATAGTGGCTCAGTCGAGTTCCCAACAGCAACAGCCGATTACGGTACAGTCGTTGCTATGGGTTTATTTGACGCTTCAAGTGCTGGTAATTTATTAGCATACGGTAATTTAACCACATCTAAAACAGTATCAAACGGAGATGTATTCAGATTCAACGCTAGTTCAGTAACTATTTCATTGGATTAATTAAATGGCCCAGCAAGGTTATGGGTTTGGTGGTTACGGTAAGTCGAACTGGAGTGACTTACAATACGAGCTGGGCGTATCATCCGTATTAGTAACTGCTTCTGTTTCCCCTACAGCTACACAAATAGATGTTGGTGAAGCCAGTATATCTGTTACTTCAAGCACCACTTCAGCAGGTAACTACACTCAATTAGGTGCATCATCGGTAAACGTTACATCATCAGCTACACAAGCTGGGATCATCGTTTTAGGTGGTGATGCCGATTTATCGGCAAGTGCATCACTAAGTGCTGCTGGCACACAAATAGACTTAGGTGCAAGCACGATCTCAGTATCATCTTCTATATCACCAACTGGTACACAGATTGATGTGGGTGAAGCAACCATTAGCGTAAGTGCATCTATTGCAGCTAATGGTACGCAATTAACAACTGGCGCATCTACTGTTAATGTTACTTCTGGTGTGGCATCAAGCCTAAATACTAGATTTAATGGTGAGTCGTCATTTGCACAAACAAGTTCACTTTCTATCATAGGTGGTTTAAAATGGGAAGATGAAACTGTCCCTTCTGAAGATTGGTCAGAATTAACCACAACAGGCAGTTGGACAGAACAAGCAAATCCAAGCACATCTTGGACGGAACAACAAAATAGGTAATTATGGCAGATACATTTACAACAAATCTTAACTTAACAAAGCCAGAGGTCGGTGCATCAACCGATACCTGGGGAACAAAACTTAATGACAACTTAGATGATGTCGATGCGATCTTTTCCGCAACAGGAACATCGGTCGCTATCAACCTAGATGGTGCAGTTATTGATAGTTCCGTCATTGGTGGGACAACTCCCGCAGCAGGGACATTTACCACTCTTACAGCTAATACATCTATAACAGGTACACTAGCTACAGCAGCTCAACCAAATGTAACTTCAGTCGGCACACTATCGAGCCTAACAGTTTCAGGTGACTTAACAGTCGATACCAATAGATTATATGTTGATTCAACAAACGATAGAGTAGGTATTGCTTTATCAACACCACCACATAGG